AGTTCCTGTAACATGATAAACTACTAAAGGCTCCCCGTTTTCATCAACAACTTTAGATGCATTTTTAGGATCGTTTTCCCAATCACCAAACCACTTTTTAAACTCGGGAGTTCTTACTTGCGCATATTGAACAGCGTTTAGATTAGAAGGCTTACCGTTAGGGGCTAATAATTTTGTTTTAGAATATACAGATTCTTTTCGCATCGTTTGAGTCGGCCTTTTAGACTCTTTACGTAACACCGACACTGCTAAGTGTCTAGCATCATCTTCCGTTAGTTTAATGTTTGCTCCAAATCTAGTACGTACCCAGTTTCTGATAGATGATATTAATCTGCGTACCAAAGGTAAGTTAGGGGAATGTTCAACCAAGTACGCTAATGTTTCTTCAGCTTTAAGGTTTTCAGGCGTATCTTTTGGGACAGACGCTCTTGCTTTCTCATAAACAGCCCCTTTGTTGCTCATCACTTGATTAGTAATATCCTTCCAAACTTTAGGACCCACCATCTTCTCCATACCAACGTGGACACCCACCTCATGTACAGCAAGATCGTCTAATGTTTTAGGTGTAAGTTTGTTCGCTACATAATGAGTGATCCCCTCTTTAGTAGTCATACCCTGCACGTTTGCAGGGTGATTTTCACCAGGAAGAGTTGCCGCTGTATCATGAATAACTGCTTTACCAGAACTTACTAAAGCTTTCATTTCAGGAGATAAACCCTTGCTTAGAGAGTCAGCAGTATGTCCAGTGTCAGTAGCAGTATCTGCGACAGAGTATTTATTTTCTGTTTGATCTTTAGTTACATCTACATTTCTTAATTGGTCTACCTTAGATTTCAAATCACCTTTTAAACCTAACTCTTTAGCCAACGTATTTATAGTTGTAATAGTATCTTTTGTAGCTTTAGCATCATGTGCAATCAAGGCATCATTTATTACTTTCTGTTTAGCTTGTTTTTCAATAGCTTGTTTATCTTTAGCTTCTTGTTGTAGTTCTGATGCGCGTTGTTTAAAAAATTCACTATCATCATGCGCTTGATATTCATCTGGCTTTAAAGCCACACCTTCTGGTGTTACATTTAATTGTTCTCTAAGTCTATTTGCTTTTTCAATATCAAAATCTTTCTCAGCTTGTTTAATAGCTTCTTGTATTTGAAGATTAGCTGAGCCGCCTTGAGAAGGTTGTTCCACTGGAGCTATAGTTTCTTGAGCAGCTTTTGGAGCAGACGGTTCTCCAAAGATATCTAAGTTCTCACCTGATTGAACCTTAGCGAGTTTATCTTGCATCTCTTGAGCATTCTGCTGTTGTTGCGCTTCGTGCTGGGCTTTTAATTGTGCTTCTTGAATATCTAAAGCGTGCTGTTTAAAAGGCTCTGCTTCTACTCGTGCTTGATATTGTTCTGGTGTTAATGCATTTCCTTCTGGTGTTACATTAACAATAGGTTGCCTTTTATTAGCCTCTTTCGCAATTTGATTTTCTTGGTCAGTTTTGTTTAAAATATCCTGCATCATTAGATTGGCAGGTTTTTCTGGTGTTTTTTCTTCCGCTACTATTTCTTCTGGTGTATAACTAGGTTGTTTTGGAGCACCAAAAATATCAAGGTTTTCACCTTCTTTAGCTTTCTCCATTTTAGCTTGATATTCAGAAGCAATTTTATCTTGTCTAGCTTGTTTTATATCCGCAGCGTTAGTTATGTTTTGATTAAGATCGCCTTCTGCACCAAATAAGTCTTCTTGTGTAGGTAAAGATTTATAAACATCTAATACTTTTTTAGCACCTAACTTTTCAAATTCTGTATCTTTCAAAGCCGTTTTTATTTGAGAAGGATTTGTAAACCTAGCATCTAACCCATGCAAATATTCTGCTGCAGTTTTCTCACTGATATCTTTTACATCTTCTTCTGTTACAGGGGCTTTGCCTGTATAGTCAAATAAATTTGGAAGACTTGTCTGTCCCCCTGAAGCAGTAATAGCCTCTTCTATTTTTTTATTTTCTATTTCTTTAGCTTGTTGCTCTGCATCTTGCTTTGCTTGCTCGGCTTGTTGCGCTTCGACCTTGCGTTGTTCTTCAGCTTGCTGATTAGCTAACTCTGTTTGAGCTTGCCCTTTTTCATACATGCGGATAGGCGCACCGATAGGGGATGCTAGTAAGGCTTGATAACCAGATTCCTTGTATTCTTTATTAGCTTCATCACCAGTTACGGGTAGTTGTGCTTGGGCGCGTTCTAGCGCTTTTTGCCCAATTTCAGTAGGCACTTCTGTAGCTATATTTTTAGCAACGCCCATACCAATGGTTTTGCCGAGCCCTTCTTTAGCAAACTGTTCTGCTAATTGTTTACCTGCAACTTTGCCAAACTGTTCTACAAAAAACTTTTCAGGACCAGCAATAACATCAATACCCGCTTGTATAGCGGCTGTACCATAGGCAGCTAATAGATTAGGATCAACCTTTTCATTATTTTTTAACTGCTCAGATATTTGACGCTCAATATTAGAACCCGCAGATATTCCAAACAAAGCTGAACCTGCGCCAGCTAACGCACCTATCGGTGCGCCTATAAATGGTAAAAAAGCAGAACCTAACGCAGCACCACCTAAAGCACCCGCACCTACTGCACCTAAATTACCCGCTTGTTCTGCAATAACTCCAGGTACTTGTGATAAAGCTTCTTTACCAGCGGCTAGATACCCTTGGTTTTCAGCAATCTGTTGTACTTTTTCAAGACTGCCAGCAGATGGTTTTTGGTTAGCTTGATGCTCTTTAAATCTTTGGGTTAATTCTTCATTAGAAAGAAAAGGTGCTTGAATAGCAGTGCCTAAACCTTGTAATGTTTCTTGAACTCCTGTTTTAAACCGCTCCCCTAGTAAAGGCTTTTCTTCTGGGGTAGCTAAACTTAAATGCTTTTTTACAGTAGCATCAATAACAGAGTCTTCGGTATTGTCTGGAAATTCAAGCCTTGTACCATCGGATAATTCAGCGTATTTTGCCATTATTAAATCCTATTGCCTTTTGAGTCATATTTTATAACATTAGGGTTAGGGCTAGCATTATTATCACCTAAAACATTATTGAGTTTTTTTGTAGCTAAGTCCACCATATGCGGGTCTTGCGATTCACTAACTATTTTATACAAATCAGCAATTGGCGTTTTATCAATAACTTCTTTTTTAGAATAATCAGAACGGAACGATAGCTCATCCCAAACAGGTTTACCCGATGATGGGTCAGTTTTAAAATATTTTGCATATTGTGGAGCGGTAGGATTATCCATCGCTACTTTTTTAGCCCCTTCATAATCACTTAAATTTCCAGCAGAAGGATGTTGAGTGGCTTGAGTCTGAGCAGTATAGAGAGCAGTCTTAGCTTGCTCCGCAGGAATACCCAGTTGTGCTTTATAAATATCTGTTTTTTCTTTATTTAGATTAGCAGTTTTCTCTAGTTGCGCTTTTTTCTCAGCAAGGGCAACCGTTCTATTACCCGCTACATCCGCAGCGTGACTGTCTTCACCATGTTTCCATATAGCCATTTGTTCAGCACGTTGTGCGTTATTCAATTGGTTTTCAAGATCATAACGTTTCTCTTCATTTTTGTTCAAGTTGTCTTGGGCTTCTGTATAGGCTTTTAATCCAGCAATACCACCTTGACCAATATTCACGCCAGCAAAAGGAGAAGTGCCTGCCATCATACCTAAACCTGCCGTCATCAATGCCATCCAAGGGGCTTTTTCTTTTTCAGATGCACCCTCTTCTTCCATTTTAGATAGTTTGTTTTTTATAGCACCCAACCCTGCATTATCACCCAACCTTTCTTGCATTTGTTTTTGATAATCAACAGCAGATGTTTCAGGTTTTAGCAAGGAACTAAAATCAACAGGTTCTTCATTTAGTGTCGGTGCATCTGGTACAGCGTAAGAAGGTTGTTGTTGTGGTTGCGGCTGTGTTCCTTGTCCATTTAAAGCATCATTGATATATTGTGTGTTACCTTGCAGAGTAGCCATAGGTGCATTAGGGCCTTTATTATACCCAGACGCAGCTAACCCCCAATCGCCAAATTGGTTGTAATTGGATTTTAAACACTTAGCTGCCGCCATTGCTGACTTATTAAAATCTTTACGATCCTCTGGATTACCCGTACCATAAGTTTTCCAAGTATCGTTTGTAAATTGGAACCCGCCTAAAGCGCTACTTTTTGGGTTGGCCGCATTTGGGTTAAAGTCGCTTTCAATATCAGCTACGTTATATAGTATGTTGGAAGGAACGCCGTACTTTTTCGATGCAGCGTCAATAGCTGCCATTTGAGCTAACGAGGCTTTTGAATTTTTACTAGATTCTGTGGCTGACAGCCCATTCATTGCCTCAACAGGAACGCCATGTTTTTCAGCAACCACTGCATTAGCTTTTGCAACAGCAGCTTGCCGCCGCTGCCCGTTTTCCCCCGACCATTTAGTTTGAAACCAATCTTTAGTGGGTTCTACTATATCACTTTGTATTTTATTCGATATGTCTGCATTTTTAGCCGCTCTTACTCTGTCCATCTCTTGTAACACGCCCTCTATACCTTCGCTTTTATTAATAGCAGTGTATTTATTCAAATCTTCTATATCGGCTGGTTGTCCAGTAACCGAATCTATTAAATCAGGAAGACTAAGAGCACCTAACATTTTTAAACTAGCTCCTCCTAAATGTTTTAAATTAATGCCTTTCGCTCCAGCGCCTACTTCTGACTCTGCAATAGCGGGCTCTCCCATAACAGGTTCTTCCATAGTGGGGGCTTTTGCACGCTCAGCTCTATCAGCTCGCCATTTCCTCATAGCTTCTTCATACTCTTTTTGAGTCTTACCATATTTAAGAGGTGCTGTTTCCCCTTCAATAGGTGCTCGTTCGTAATCAAGGGGGCTCTGACTTTGCGCAGCATTAGGTATATATTCGCCACTCACTGCGTCTTTACCTAACAAACCGCTAACGCCTTGTGGTTGAGCAACACTTTCTGTTGGTGGAATATATGTGCCGACTTGGCTACCTTGAGCGACACTTTGAAATTGTGGAGGCCTTGGGGTCCCAGTAGGTCTAGGGTTATTCATATCACCTAAACGTATTACATTTTCATCAGGAACTCTTTGCCCAGCCAACCATTCGGGTGCTGGATATTCTGGTGCGCCTTGACCAGTATATGGAACTAGCTCTCTGCTCGCAATAGGTCTTTCCCAAGGTTGGTAGTTTTCAACAGCTTCAGGATTCCAACCAGTAGGATTATATTCTGAAGCTAATTTTCTTTGCTTTGCTTCTTCTATTAATTCACCGATTGTTTGAGCGTTTGATTTTGGAACTTGAGACCCTTCTGCGAACGCAATGATACCACCTTTAGCATACTCTTCTGGTAAGTTACTTGGTAATGCTGATAGTCCTTGTGAGCCTTGTTGTGGAGCAGAGATAGGAGGTTGGGTTAAACCTTGAGCTTCACCTAGAATCTGTTGGGCTATGGGAGCTTTAGCTATACCTTGTTGTTCCTGCTGAGCGGCTTGCATTTGTTTTTGTTCTTGAACCTTTTGTTGCAAAATTGGCATACCGACATAAGGAAGTAATGTTCCATCTCTCATAGCTTGTTGTAACTGAGGAATAGATAACTTCTCAGCAGTATTTTCCACATTCATTAAGCTGCCTATCATCCTTATTCTCCTATTGCTTTAGATATTGCTAACTCGACCAAACCACCGCCTGCATACTTCTTCTCTTTAATTACACCACCTTTCTTTTTGAAAGCACCAGTTGACCCTAACGCACCTAATGCTGTAGCGCCTAATCCACCAATTTGAGATATAGCACTTGGCGCTGCTTGATAGGTAGTGGATGATGCTGTTGGAGCAGCGTAACCTTGTACTAATGCATTATACTGGTTAAGCAATTGATAAGGATACTGTTGTGCAGTAGCATAGTTGCTAACACCTTGGTTGATAATATTCTGTTGTTGTGCTTGTTGTTGAGCACCCATTGTATTTTGTGTACCTAATATACTAGTATCAGCAGCCAATTGACTTGTGCCTAAGTCTCCTAATGTACCTGCTGCTTGATTGGCACCTGCAAGACCCGCTTGAGTACCACTAACACCTTGAAGTCCAGCTTGAGCCCCTTGCATACCCTGATTAGTTCCAGCCAATGCTTGATTAACCCCAGCTTGAGCACCTTGTACGCCTTGAAGACCAGTGTTAGCACCTGATATACCCTGTTGCAATCCTTGAAGTTGGGCAGTGTTAGCCTGTTGTGCAGCAGTTTGTGCATTAGTATAGGCTTCGTTATACGCATTACCAATCATTTGTTGGTTGGCTAAGTCTCTACTTTGGTTATTAAGACTATTCATTAATGCTTCACGGCTACCACCAAATGCACCTGATCTAGTAGCAACACTTTGTTCTTGTGCGCCTTGCATACCATAAGATTGGTTGCTTAGTTGTAAAGCAGGGTTTAGCGCATTTTGAATATAGGGGTTCATGTACTGCGCCATTGCATTAGGATCAGTATATGTGTTTTGTAATCCTTGACCCGCTTGTACAGACTGAGCACCTAAACCTGCACCCATACCACCATAACCCAAAGCTTGACCTGCAGTATTTAAACCACCAGCAACACCGATACCCTGTCCTAATTGACCTGATTGAGCACCTTGTGTACCATAACCTTGAGCTTGGTTAGCAGACCCTAATTGACCTACGCCTGCCTCAGTGGCTAAACCTGTTCCCGTACCAAACTGACTTGGTGATTGAAGATTGCCTGCTGCTTGAAAAGATTGTTGTTGCAAAGGGCTAAACGGAGCAACATAGTCAGAAGGGTTAGTACTGTAAGGTTTGTACGGCTGTATGCCAGTAACTGCTCCAGTTGAAGGATCTGTTTGAAATATTTGATTAGTAGCTGCACCCATTAAGGTGTTGTAGTACGGTTCAGCATAATCAGGAAGTTTGTTTTGATTTACTGTTGTTGTAGTAGGACCAGGCGAACCGCCTCCCCCAAAAAACAAATGTACTAAAGGCATTCCACCAAATAAAGGTGAAAAGAAATTACGTTCAAGAAAGACTTTACGTAAAATAGGATTCATAAAAGTTGCTCCAACAAAATGTTAGTTTGATTAAAACCGTAACGTCTCCAAAGACGCGCAATAGCAGGTCGACCTGCTGCCGTTATTATCGTTGCGCCATTTTGTCTGGCTATATTTTTAACTTGATTTACTGTATCTTTGTTACAAATTAATCTCCCACCACATGTAGTTACAAATGCAATGCGATGTAATGGTTGATTATAAAATAGTATTGTTCCTGCACCTTTAATTTCATTATTTTTATCAATAGCTACACACAATAACCATTCCCCAGAGGAAATATAATTTTGTACATGCGCTATTGAATACATAGGTGAACCTTCATATTCGGTTTCTAAAGCAGATAATATATATTTTTCTATTAAAGGCCAAACTTGATGTACATATTGTAATTCTACAGGACGAATAATTATCATGCTGGTAAATGCCTATAGGCTTTAGTATCTTTAGCGTATTCTTTATTTTTACCTGTAGTCTTTTTACGATCAGACTGAATACGTTTTACCATTTCATCAAGACGTTTAGCCCCCGCATCAGTAGAACCATTACCTAGTTCAGATACAATTCGAGAGCTAACCACATATTCACCTGACGCTAAACGAGCAGGTTGTTTTCCACCAATACTTGCAGGGATAGAATCTGAAGTACCATCACCAGGGCCTTGTAAAAGATTAGGGCTACCGCCCGATCTGTAAGAACCTAAGTCTGCGATACCCCCGTGTGCCATTTCAATAGGATGTGAATATTTAGTATCGGCAGGGGGATGCTTTGGAGCAAAATGTTGTATCTTATTTGGTAAACCTTCTGGCAATCCCGCAGGCAAACCTGCTGGTGTATATTTAGGAACATCACCACCTACCGCTAAGTTCATTATCCCACCTGTTTTTGCAGTGGTTGCAGTAGGTGTAGTACCGGGTTGAGGTGACCCTGCCAATTGTGTTTTTAATTGTTGGATCTGTTCAGGCGTTAAAGTACTCAGGTCAGTAGTGGAAGGATCAATACCGTCAAATAACAAACCGCCTAATCCTGGTGCAAGTGTTTTACCCAAGCTAGAATCAAAAACAGATTTAGCAATATCGGCACCCGGTAACCCACTTAATATTCCTCCTCCAGCATAACCTTGTGAAGTTGGATAGTAATCGGTAGGGTTAGGTAGGTCTGGAGTAAAACTTGCTTGGTTAAATGTTCCAGGTGTAGGGCCTGCCCAATGGATATTTGTTTTATAACTAGGGCCAGTATCTGTTGGTATAGAACTTGTTGAACTTAATGCCTTGTTAACAAATGGCGTGGATAAAGTACTTAATGCAGCAGGAACCAAAACATCATGATTTGTTGCAAATTCTCCTATTTTGCCCAAAGCACCACCTGTGCCAGATAAACCCGCTAGACCTGCTCCACCAGCACCGCCTATACCACCAGATAGCGCTCCGCCCAACATACCTTTACCAACATCTTGTCCTGTGATAGCAGAACCTAACCCTCCTACTCCTGCTCCAATAGCTGCTCCTTTTAAACCACCATAAATCATATTTTGAGCAAGGGGATTGGTTACACCTATATTACTAAGACCACTGTTTAAAGCGCCTTGTCCAACTCCTAACTCAGCACCAGCTCCAGCACTTCCTGCACCAGCACCCCCTATTTCAGATCCGGCACTCCCTGCAGGGGCCCAACCAGCTAACCCACCGCCTAAAGATCCAACTTCTCCAGTCCCAGCGGTCAGTGCTGTTCCCCCGTCTAATCCGGCAAAACCCAATTCACCAATACCGTCTAATCCGGCAAAACCCAATTCACCAATACCAGCTCCGACACCTTCTGCTGTTCCCGCTTCTGCTGCTCCCCCACCAATAACAGCTAATGCGTCAATAAAACTCATAATGGTTTCTCCAATCTTTTAATTTCATATTGTTCAAAAGTATCTGACACGAGTTCTTCTTCAATGTCGGCTATATCTTCCGCATCAGTTCGGTGGATACTGATGAATGTACAGTCTGTTTCTGCATAACCTAAGCGTTTAATACCAGGTTTATCTACGGCAATGTAAGGAGCAGACACAACTGCACTTATTTCACCGTTTGTTATACGCATTGTACCTTGAGCAAGAATACCTATGCTCTCAAAGTTATGAATCTTTCCTGTTATCAACATCCCTGCTGGCACAAACATCGTCCTTGCATATACACCTTTAATCTGATAGTGTTGTGTATCAGTTCCTTCTTTTAAAACCGCTTGGTCAAAGTTCTCACGCATGATCCCTTCGATAGCCAATATAAAAGGCATGTTACCAAGTTCAGCTAAGTTGCTCATACTACACCTTATGAATTGATTTTATTAAGTTTACCATATTTTTATATAGAAGTAACTGTTTGCCATGCCGTGCCAGAATATACACATAATTTAGCTAATGTAGTATCAAATATAACTTGCCCCGCAACTGGGGCTACAAGGGCATTTTTTTGTGTAGTGGTAAAATTAGGTACAACAATACCGTTTAAAGTGCTTTGTATTTGTGTTTGTGTAAAGTTATCAAGCTGATTAAAATACAACCTTAGCATATTCAAAAACTGCTGTTGGTTTTGCTGGTTGTAGTCCGTAGGGGCTGTTATTAAGTTAGGCGCTTTAGGAGGTTGGAGTTTAATAGTCATAAGTATTTACTTATCTCCTGCCATCAGGTTTTATATCAATTCGAGGTCTGCCCAACTGCCATGCAGTTCCTATTGAATTAGATTCTACTCTAAAGCTTAACTGACGGCCTCTTAGTCTTGTATACACCTGACCTGTATATTGCTGTACGATATATACGCTTGAATTGGGTGGGTATGGAGGGGCATAGTTATCATCACTTGTTATAGTAGGAGCATCTGCCGTACCATAAGGAGCACCAGAATTTCGTCTAGGCCAAACAGTCATAGTCACATAAGGGTTGTTAACGTTTGAGCCGTTAAAGTTTATATCTGGAAGAATACGCCAAACAAACCCAAAGTGCTGACCGTCCTCTATATCAATATCTGAAGATTGAATGTATGCATCAATAGGCACCGTAGCAATACCTGATAAGTTATCTACACCCGTTTCATGAGCAAGTAAAAGTCCTGTGCTAGTAGTAACCATTTCCATCGAAGTAGAAGAAACAGTTTGAGTATAGTTAACAATATAAGTACCTACCCCACCAGAAGCTGCAATATACCCAGTGACTTTAGTACCTGTAATAATCCCCACACCTGTAATATATGATCCAATAGTAACAGCACCATAATATATAGAAGATACAGTTAATGTAGTATCTGAAATAGAGCCTTGAAATGCAGACAGTGGGCTATAAGCCGCAGCTATTGGGGCAGGCTGTAAACTAGAATCTAACCATGCAGTGCGCGTCATATTACCTGAGAACCATATTTTTTCTACGTAGTTATATACTACATAGCGATCTATAATAGTAGAGTTTTCAGAACAGTAATACCACCAAACTTCATTGTACCCAAAGTTACCCCCTGCAAATACTTGAAAGCTTTGGTCAAGGTTAATATCAGTAAAGACGTATTGTTTTAAAGTGCAGTTTAAAGTATTAACAGAGCCTTCATAAATATAGAACTTATCAAGTCCCATCCAGTAGGTAGCCCCGTTAGCAGTGATAGCTGCATTAGGTGAAATAATAGTAATGTTATCCATTAGCAACTGAATACCCCATACATACGGAGCGCCAATATACTGCATGGAATAAAGAGAGGTGTCAGTCCAAATTAAGTTTTCTTGGCGGGTTACTTGTGCCGCCATAATAAAAGAACCATGACCAAGTCTATACTCCCCCGCTTGGTTAGTTACATCAGGAACCCACTGATAAGCATTAGCTTGATCTGACCACCTTACAAGCATAGGGTCAAAAGAACTTGTTGGTGTTCCGGGTATATAAGAATTAGCGCCATGTGCTATAACAAATTGCTGAACAGCAGAACACATAACTACGTTTGTAGCCGTTGGAACATAACCACCAGAATAAGTAAATGTATAACTCCCTGAACTTCCTGATGTAGTAGCAGCAGATAGAGGTACTGTTGATGACCCTGTGCTATAAGAGTAAGCTACATAAGTCCCAGTAGGGATACCTGTTCCTGTAATAAAAGCCCCACCTGCAATTCCCGCTGGAAAAGGCACACTGATAGAAGTTACACCACTTGTAAAAGTAGCAGACACAACTACTGCTGTTTGAGTAGCAGCCACATCAGATAAATATTTACCTCGTGTACTCAGACCTGTTGTATCATCCCAATGATAAAGTGGACCACCTCTAGCTGCATAAATTAAATCCTGTCCAAAGTTATCATTAGACCACAGCATTAACTGCTCACCAATACCAGAAGAATAATCAGACCCCCAGCCACCCCTACCCCAAGGCCCTGCTCCCCATCCGGTACCTACTATAAAAGTAGATAACCCTGTAACCATTTGAAAAGCTGCAGTTATGGCTGTTCCGCCCCCTGTTGTAGTTGAGGTGGCTGCTGTAGGGACTGTAATAGAAAATGTACTATCTGTTAAATAAGTGATTTGGTATTCAGCATTTAACGTAGCGGCAGTAACCCCACCGATAGTAC